AGGTTTTTGGTGGCAACACCAGAAGTCGCTGTGCACGTATGGATAACAAGATGGAGATAAAAATATGAAGTATAAGAATATTGATATGACAGTTGAAAACCTCAGGAAGTTTAAAACTCCTGAAGTTTATAAAGCTACCTATCCCAAGTTCTTTGAGTTCTATATAGAAAAGTCCAAAGATGAGAAAAGTTTTTTTCTCAAGATTTGGAAGTATCGGTTGATAGTATCTATTGACCGCCTTATAGAAGCGAGATTAGCTCAGGTTGAAACTGAAGCTAAGGGTAAACCAATTTACCAAAAGGTAAAGCCGCTTTATAAAAAGACTGACACTAATATCATTCAGCCAATCTATAAAAAGACTGGCACTAATACTGTATCGAAACTACTTGACTAGCGTAGCTAATAGTTTAAAGTCCTTTGTAGGATAAAACATTAACTAAAGTCAAGTGGAGGACATATGGCAAACTTTACGGAAATAGCCTCAAGGTTTTTTAGGCTAGGACTAGGAAAGTATAAGAATGGCGTAGGTCTCAATTCATTAATCTTATTTGATGCAATTTGTCATTTAGCACCAAATGAAATGACTATTGAAAATGCAAATAAGAAATTGGATGAGATGTATGGTTTTAAGTTTAATTCCGCCACACTTAGTAGGAATAATTCTACTCTGATGGAATTGGGCTTAATAAGACTAAAAGAGTCTACCGAAGACCGAAGATATAAGGAGATTCTTTTGACTGCTCCTAAGGGAGCTCAGGCAAAGAAGCTTATGTATTCGGATGGTGAACGAGTGTGGAAATTTAAATAATAAGTGAGGTAAATAATGGCAAGACAACAACCCAATGGTAAGTGGAGAGCAGATGTTACTGTTAATAAAATTAGAAAACAGAAACTTTGTGATTCACAAGAAGAGGCTGAAAAATTAGAGGCTGAGTTTAAACAGCAAATAATAGATGGTAAGCCTAGAGAAAAAATAAGAGCTAACTCCCAAATAACTTTAAAGCAAGCGTTTGAGAATTGTTTGAATAATCCTGAAGTTGGTTGGTTGGAAGATGGAGAACCAACTAAGCACGGAAAAAAACAACAGTATCACGCTAATTCTTTTTATAAGTTTTGGGGAACAGATAAGCCTTTAAGAGAAATAAAGAAAGAGGATTGGTATGAATACATTAAACCATTTAATGATGGTAAATGGACAAATACTAATAATCGTAGAGCTTGTACTATAAATAAAATATATACTCAGGCTTTAGCTGATGGTCACATCAGTCCTGCAAATCTCTTAAAGATTAAAAGAAAAAAAGAAAAGCTAACTATGTGCAGAGCTTACACAAGAGATGAAGAAGTTTCTATTCTCAATGAATGTGATAAGCTTGGTTATCTTGACTTGAAGGATTTTGTAATTTGTTTAATTGATACTGGAGCTTCACCAGAAGATTTAAGAACTGGTAACTCAAAGAATCTTATACGAAATCTTGATGGTTCAATTACGTTTAATTTTAAAAGACAAAAAACAGATATTCCTGTTGTTGTTGGAACTAGAAAACGTACTCAAGATATATTAGTAAAGAGAAGTAACTCAAAAAGATTCTTTATGTCTAGCTACAGAGTTTTATATAATAAATGGCAGGATGTAAGGGCACAGTTAGGTAAGTCAGAAGAGCACGACTGGGTATTCTACACTTGTAGACATACTTGTGCGTCTCGAATGGCTGATGCTGGTTATACGTTAGCGGTAATAGCTGATTGGCTAGGACACGCACCGAATAGTCCAGTGACAAGAAGATACATTCACTTTTTTCCTAAGAGTAAAGTAAATATTAGTAGGGAAATGGATGCGTTTGAAGAAAAGCTTAAAGCAGAACCGGTGCATATTGAGCACCGAAGTAAACTTTAAGATTAAATTAATGAGGAGGAACACAGATTTTTTTCTTGAAAGAGACTTAAAATCTACTTACAATAATCCTCATAGTAAAACTAATACTCTAGCGTAGCTAGATTGTATATAAATAGCGGACTTTTAACTCCGTTCACTGTTTGTGTCAATGGCTACTCTAGGGTAGGAGACTTAAGCACCAAAGCACCAAAGTCTCTTTAACAATAACAAATGAGGTCATAGTGGAAAAACTAATAGAAATAGGAAGTAAAGTTAAGTCAGTAGCTAGAGGCTACGAAAAAGTTGAAGCTGAAAAAGAGCTTGAACAAAAGATGTTACAGAGGGGGAAGGATAGATTTCATAGAAATGTTATGAAATCGAAATCAAAGAAAAATGAAACTACCGGTAAAGACAAAGAGCCAACTGAAAGTACAACAATCTATGGCCAGCACTTATTACAAGAAGCTATAAAGCCAGTTAGTATTGAAATAGAAAAATATTATAAAGATGCTTACAATGGTCATTCTAAAAAATATGCTAAGTCAGCACAATTATTATGTATGTGTATTCCTATTCTGGAACTTGACAATGAAGAACCTAATAAGTGGGATGCAATAAGTTTAATATCTTTAAAAGCAATATTAGATTCAATCACTCTAGGATGTACGCAAACTAAAGCTACTGTTAAAATTGGAAATTCTTTAGAAGATGAAGCTAGACTAAAATTTTTTCAAGAGAACGATAATAAAACCTACAGTAAAACTAGACATTATCTACAAAGTAAAAATGACTATCGTTATAAAAAGAAAGTTTTTGTTTATGCGATGGGTAAAGCAGAACTTGAATGGGGTCATTGGTCTAAAATTAATAAAGTTCAATTAGGAATGACTCTTTTAGATTTAGTTATTCGAGGTACTGGTTTAGTTAAATTACAGAGAAGAGTAGAAGGCCGAAGAAATTCACCAGTCTATGTAGAAGCTACAGAAAAAACTATGGACTGGATTAAACAGAAGAAGCTTCATTCAGAAGCACTAAAACCGATGAGAACCCCTATGATAATTTCTCCGAAGGAATGGTCTAATCCGTTTGATGGAGGTTATCTAACTCATTCATATAAAACACTAACTAAGGAGAAAAAATAATATGCACTACAATTTATTTAAATCAAGAAGCAGAGCTTATCTTGAGGAAATGAACAATCGAGCTCATATGATGCCGGAGGTTTATCAATCAGTAAATGCTCAACAAAATACAGCTTTTAAAATTAACACTAAAGTTTATCAGGTGGCCAATACAGTATTTCATAATGGAAGTGTTGTTGGTAAATTACCAAGTACAGAAAATATACCATTACCACCTAAACCTTTTGATATAGCAACTAATGAAAAAACTAGAAAACAATGGAAGAGAAAAGCTTCTCAAATTCATCAAGAGAACGCTGAATTAAAATCTAAAAGATTGTTGATAGATAAGTTGCTCTGGGTTGCTGATGAATATGACCAATATCCTGAGCATTATTATCCGATGCAATATGATTTTCGTTCCAGAATCTACTGTGTGCCGATGTTCTTAAATTTTCAAGGTAATGATTTATCTAAGGGTTTATTATTATTTAGTAATGGTAAACCTATAGGAAGTCCGGAAGCTCTCAATAAATTAGCAATTCACGGAGCTAATATGTATGGAGAAGATAAACGAACCTTAGCAGATAGAGTTAAATGGATTTATGATAATGAAGAAGCAATATTAGCTTCAGCAAGAGACCCACATAATCATTATGATTTTTGGGCTAGAGTTAGTTGTAGTGAACCTTATCAATTCTTAGCATTTTGTTTTGAATGGGAAGAGTTCGTTAATTCAGGAAGAGACTTAAATTTTATAACTCACTTACCTTGTTTTAGTGATTGTACCAATTCAGGCCTACAAATATTTTCAGGAATGTTAAGAGATGAAGTTGGAGGCCAAGCTACAAATCTAACTAGCGAAGAGAAACCTCAGGATGTTTATGCTGAAGTAGCTAATAAAACTTTAAAACATTTAAAAGAAATGCCTGATAGCCAACTTAAAAAGATGTGGCTTGACTATGGATTAAGTAGAAAAACAACTAAAAAAGTTACGATGTGTGTTGTTTATGGCTTAACCCAATATAGCTGTAGAGCTTATATCCAAGAGCATTTAGAAGATATGGTTGAAGAAGGAAAGCCTTGTCCATTTGTTAAGGACAAAGAAGAATCTAAATTAACAGGTATACCTACTGTATTTTCTGCAACTCATTATTTATCTAAATTAGTTTGGAAGTCTATTGGTGAAGTAATTATTTCAGCTAAAGAATGTATGTTATGGCTTCAGGAAGTTTCAAGATTAGTTTCTGATACTGGGCTTCCACTAACATTCACAACTCCAACTGGCTATATAGTTCAAATGAATTATATGGAAATGCGAAAGCAAAGAATCAACACAAGAATGGGTGAATCTATGAAAACTAAAAAAGTTACTATTCAATATGAAACAAATAAAGTAGATAAGCGAAAAGTTTCCAATGCAATAGCACCTTGTTTTGTTCACGCACTCGATGGTTCAATTTTAGCTAAAGCAGTTGCTAAAGCATCTAGTCAAGGAGTTAAATCTTTTGCTTGCGTTCACGATTCATTTGGAGTTTTAGCTCCGGATGTTCAACTTATAAATGATTGTGTAAGAGAATCTTTTGTGGAAATATTTTCTAAAGAGAATGTATTGGAAGATTTCTGTAAAGAGATTACTCCACAGATTGCAAAAAATAAACAACATCTAATTCCTAAGCTTCCTAAAATGAGAAACCTTAATATTAGTGAAGTTTTAAATAGTGACTATTTTTGTTCTTAAACTCCTACGCTAGAGGATTTATTAACTAGACACTTTACGACAATCTCAACATTGTCATTTCCAATAATTACTAGGAGGTACATATAATGGAAAAACCAAAAACGTACACTTCTCCATTTGGAAAAGCGATTTATCCTCACATCAGCAAGGCTGACGTGAAATGGAAGCCTGAAGGCGAATTTCACGTAGACTTAGAAGTTGATGCAGATAAAGCTCTCGAACTTGTTACTTTAGTTGATAAGTACGTAGAGAAAGCTTTAACCGAAGAGAAGAAAAAAGGTAAGAAGAAGGAACTTAAAAAAGCCTCTCTGCCTTATAAAAAAGAAGATAATAAATATATCTTCAAATTTAAGATGAAGGCGAAAGGCACTAACTCTCGAACAGGAGAAGCCTTTACTCAAAGACCTGCAATTTTTGATAATGAATTAAAACCATTAAGCAAAGATTTAATTGTCTGGGGTGGCTCAACTCTAAGAGTGAGTTTCTTTCCAAGAGAATGGTATACGCCTTTATTAGGTGCTGGTTGTTCTCTGAGAATGAAATCAGTACAAGTCAAAAATTTAGTTGAAGGCTCATCTATGAATGGCTCAAGTCAAGGATTTGAGAAGGTCGAAGGTGATAGCTCAAC